GGTGACAGGATCATGAGACTCAGCTGGATCGAAGCGGCCGCCGGCATCGTAGGCGGAGCGATCGCGTGGGCGTTCGGAGGCTGGTCAGACAGCCTCACGACGCTTATCATTTTTATGGCGATCGATTACCTGACAGGGATGATCGTGGCCGGAGTCTTCAAGAAGAGCCCCAACAGCAACAACGGAGCACTCGAGAGCAGAGCCGGCTGGAAGGGACTGATCCGGAAGGGCGTGGCCCTTCTGGTCGTTCTCGTAGCCTGCAGGCTCGACCTGCTCATCGGTTCGGGATCCTTCGTCAGGGACTCGGTGATTATAGCCTTCATCGTGAACGAGGCGGTCAGCATAATGGAGAACGCAGGCCTGATGGGCATACCGCTGCCGTCAGCGATCACCAAGGCGATCGACATCCTAAAAGTTAAAGCTAAAGAACAGGAGGACAAAGTCGATGATAAGTAACTGCGGACATGATGAGCGTGGACAGTATCACGGCGGTCAAGCCGGAGATCAGACAGGCACCGAGTGGCAGATCCGGTCGTGGTACAACAGACCGTGGCATCTCGTGCTCAGGTACCCGGACAAGAAGATCGCGCAGGCGATCGCTAACGAGGCAATCGATGCAGCCAACAACAACTTCATCGGTTACGATCAAGGGAACCGCCTCAGTTTTTGGAAGATCCTGAAGACGGTCGGTTATAAAGTCGCCAACATCAAGACGGCAGTCGAGACGGACTGTTCTGCAGGAGTCTCGGCAATCGTCAAGGCGGTCGGCTACCAGTACGGCATCAAGAAGCTGCAGAACATCCCGGAGGGATCGTGGACAGGGTCCATGAGGAAGACCTTCCAAGATGCAGGATTTGAGGTTCTGACCTTTTCCAAGTACAGAACAAGCGAAGCCTATCTGGAGCCGGGCGACATTCTACTCTATCACCTCGGCGAAAATGGCCACACGGCCATCGAGGTCGGAACCGGTAAGAAGAGCACAGAGACAGCGACAGCACCAAAGACAGGAGGAACGTGCACCGTGGAACTGACAGTTTTGAAAAAGGGAAGCAAAGGGGCTGAGGTCAAGAACCTGCAGATCCTGCTGAAGGCGAAGGGCTACAAGGGAGCCGACAAGAAGGTTCTGGAACTGGACGGCAGCTTCGGGAGCAACACGGACTTCGCAGTCCGAGCCTTCCAGAGAGCCGAGAAGCTGGCCATCGACGGATGCGTCGGAAGTCAGACCTGGGGGAAGATCCTCAAGGGATGAGAGTAGCCGTCAGGTGTTCGAGTGGCCAGAAAGTGGCCACGAACACCCGAAAAGCCAATGTTTACTGGTGGGCGCTACAGGGCTCGAACGTGATCTGTTCAGTTCACCCGAACAGTGAAAACCAAGTAAATCAAGGGTTTTGAGCCTTTTCACTTACTTGAAAAAGCCTGAACAAAGCAAAACATAAGCATGAAGTGGCCACGAAAATGGCCACGAAAAAGACCCTCGGGGAGATCCTCGGGGGTCCTTTTTTATTGTTACAATTTCAGGACGCTCCCAGACGCGTCACAGAGGCTCGTTCTCGCTCTGAGGGTAATTCTTCACCCGAGACGCTACTCGACGAAATAGGGGCATCAGGCGCGGTCAGAGGGGCAAGTGCGAACTCGAGAGCGGTCGCGATCCTGTTCTCATCGCCATCGACTCGGTGACCGTACACGCCGAGAGTGTCCATTGACTGAGAGTGCCCGACAATTTTCTTCAACATCGCCTCGGGGACCGTGGCCGACAGGATCGAGACGAAGGTGTGACGCAGCGAGTACATGGTCACGGCAGGGCATCCGATCGCGGTCACGGTCCGCCTGAGAGCCTTCGCAGCTGATGACTGGGTCGTGCGAGCGCCGACTATATTGCAGAAGATCCAGGGCGATGCAAAGTGTGCGGTCCGTTCCTTCTGGTCGGCTAAGACTTCCAGAGCGGTCCGAGAGAGCGGGACAGTTCTGTGGGCGTTCTCGTTTTTGCCGTCGGTCAGCTCCCCGGCTCGATTGATAGAACGGCAGACGTTCAGGCAGCCGTTCTGCAGATCAGACCACTGGAGACCGAGAGCTTCTCCCGGACGGAGACCAGTCAAGAGCATCAGCCGCCACGCGTTTATGTAATGATCGCCGAAGTCATCGGAGAAGAGCGCGCGGATCTGATCCGGCTGCATGATGACCTTGCCGACAGTCGGATGACCTTTCGGGATATACAGATCGAGCTCAGGACTCGGCACCAGTCCGCAACGATAGCAGAACCGAACGAAGGCCGAGATGGTGGACCGTATGTTCGAGAGGGTCTTCGCAGCGAGCACACGACCATCGCGACCGGTGACCGAGTTCAAGAGAACCTGCCAATCGTTGAGAGTAATCTCCGAGATGAAGCGGTTGCCCATGGTCGGCAGGATATACAGTCGACCGTCACTCTCTCTGTTCTGGTAATTAGTGGCCGAGACGCGGTGCCGGACATCCTCGAGATATTCAGGCCAGACCTCGCTGACCTTCCGATCAGTGACCGGGAACAGACCGTTCTCAAAGTCGCGGATCTGCTGAAGGACCTCCTGCTTCCCACGGATGCCCGGTCGGTCGGAGTAGAACCTCCGACGGATCCCATCACGCTGAAGGCGAGCCTCCCAGCGCTTCGCTGTCCTGTTCCAAGTAACGACAGCCATGGTCAGTCCCTGCCTTTCAGTTTATCCAGGTAAGCGATGAACCGACGGACACGGTCCTCGTTCTCAGGTGAGGCGGAGATGTAGTCCACTATCTTCTCGAAATCGGTCGGCTCTGGCTTCTTCTTTTCCTCGAACCATTCGACACCGGCACGAGTGGCATCGTCTACCGTCAGGCCGAGAGCTTCCAGAACTGAGCGGATCGTGTCGAACCTATGGAACTTATCGTTCTCCAGTCCGGACAGGGTGGACTTCGAGAAGCCGGTCTTCTTCGCAAGCTCGGTCAAGGTGTAACCCTGACGAAGTCGTTCCATTTTGATAAAGTCGCATATTTTCATTTTTTTAGTCCTCCGTTTCTTACTTCTAATATATGGGGAAGTTCGGAAAATTTCAACAATTTTCATTTTAATGTTGACAAGTGCGGTATAGTTTGGTAAATTCCACTCGTAGGCAACTGGAAAACACCGAACGATACAGGAAGGAGGTGGAAAAAGTGAAACTAAACACAGACGCGATCCTGGTGAGAATGTCAGAGCTCCAGATCAACCGCAGACAGCTGGCTGAGAGGGCCGGTCTCAATTACGGCGTTTTGTGTGAGTCCCTCAACAAGGGAGAAGCATCGACGATAAACATCGGCAAAATGGCTCAGGGATTGAACACGGCAGTCGACAGCATCGTCATCAAGTCTCTGGAGGTGAACACATGAAGAGCGTCACATTTGACTCATACCCACGGCTTCGCCAGGAGTATGAGAACGCGATCGAGATGGCCGAGGTCATTTTCAAGAGTCCGGCATACATCTATCAGAGGATGAACGGTCGCAGAACATTCACACACCGCGAGAAGGTCGCACTACTCGCACACATCGGCAGAGGGCCCGAAGAGATCCCTCAATTCTTCCCGGAGGTATAAACACAATGTTCACAGGTTACATGATCGGCTTCAGCATCGGAGTCATGGGCATGGTCATCGTCACGATGATTCACTACAAGCACGAGCAGGAGCTCAGAGAAGAGATCCGCAAGCTCAGGATGAGGAAGGTCCGCACGGTACCCACGCCGATCCTTCACTGCACGACCGTCAGGAAGGTCAAGGGCGTGATGGTAGCTGAGAACCCCGAGGAAGGCTCTGAGTTATGGATGGACTTCTAATCATCATCGAAGCGGTCAAGAAGCATCTGGCCAAGCTCAAAGAAGAACGGCCACGGCATTACACCGTGGAAGAGTACAGAGCCCCGGTTCTGGGGACACAGTTAAAAAGTCACAGGAGGAAACACAATTATGATTAAGATCGAGAGCCTCGAACTGGAGAACGTCAAGCGAGTTCACCACGTCAGACTCGAACCGAACGCAAACGGCCTCACGGTAATCGGAGGCAAGAACGCCCAGGGCAAGACTTCCATCCTCGACGCGATCGCGTGGGGACTCGGCGGTGATAAGTTCAGACCGGACGGCGCGAACAACGACGAGGCTAAGACACCCGCGAAGATCAGCATCGAGCTCAGCAACGGACTCGTGGTCGAGAGGAAGGGATCCAAGGGCGCGCTCTATGTCACGGATCCATCTGGTAAGAGAGCAGGACAGACCCTTCTGGATGCACTCATCGAGAAGCTCGCACTCAACCTGCCGAAGTTCCTCGAGATGAACGACAAGGAAAAGGCGAACCAGCTCCTGAAGATCATCGGCGTCGAGGAAGAACTCAGCAAGCTCGAAGCGGAAGAGCAGAAGCTCTACAACGAGAGACTGCTCCAGGGAAGGATCGCAGAACAGAAGAAGGGAGCCTTCGACGATCTGGGAGCCTACATCGAGGACGTCCCGGAGGAACCGATCAGCGCAGCCGAGATGGTCAAGCAGCAGCAGGAGATCCTCGCAAGGAACGGACAGAGGATGCAGTGGAAGAGAGACCACGATCAGCTGATGGATGACATCATGAGGGTCGAGCATCTCATCGAAGAGAACAAGAAGAGGCTGCACGATCTTCAGGAGAAGCTGAAGGTGGTCGAGAAAAGTCCGAACGAGCTCAAGATGGAATCCACGGCTGAGATCGAAGCATCACTTCAGAACATCGAAGAGATCAACAGGTCGGTCGAGTTCAACAAGAGGAAGAAGCAGGCCGAAAAAGAGATGGCTGAGAGTCGTGAGACTTATGAGGCATTAAACGCTCAGGTCGAAGAGGTCAGAGCCGAGAAGAAGAAGCTCCTCGACGGTGCAGACCTTCCGCTCCCCGAGCTATCCATCGAGAACGGCGCTCTGACATACCGAGGTCACGTCTGGAAGGACATGAGCTCCAGCGAACAGCTCAGAGTCGCCACGGCTATCGTCAGGAAGCTCAAGCCGGACTGCGGCTTCGTATTGATGGACAAGCTGGAGCAGTTCGACATCGACAGCCTCAACGAGTTCGGAGCATGGCTCGAAGGTCAGGGACTCCAAGTCATCGCCACGAGAGTCAGCACCGGAGATGAGTGTCAGATCATCATCGAGGACGGTTACGCAGTCACAACACGGCCCACACAGCCCGAGAGTGTCCCTAAATGGACGCCGGGCACATTCTAAGGGAGATTAGTCACATGAACGAAAAATCGAAAAATATCGCAATCGTGAGCCTCGAAGAGTGGGGACAGTTCATCGATCAGCTTCTGGAGGAACAGACCGACATGATGGCCAACATTGCGATCTCGGTCAACGATCCCAAGGTGGCCAACATACTCACCGACACGGCGGCTCTGGTGTTTGGTAAGACAGCAGGCGCGATCAGCAAGAAACTGTTCCCGGATGCGGAACTAACAAAGAACGAGAAGGGAGAACTCAAATGGAAATAACACGAGGAGTTCAGAGAGGCGCCCAGAGGGTCTGCATATACGGCCCCGAGGGCATAGGCAAGACCACACTGGCGGCACAGTTCCCCGAGCCGTTATTTATCGACACGGAAGGATCAACGCGCCACATAGATGTGGCCAGACTGCCGGATCCGACATCGGCGGCAATGGTACAGGAAGAGCTGGACTGGATCATCAACCAGAGACCGGCACCATGTCAGACCGTGGTCATCGACACAGCGGACTGGCTTGAGAAGCTCATCAAGCAGCAGGTCATGGACACACTTCAGATCAAGTCCATGGAGCAGATGAGTTATGGCAAGGCGTACGTGTATGTTTGGGAAGGCTTCGGCAGGATCCTGGCACAGTGCGACCGGATCATCAAGAACGGCATCAACGTGGTCTTCACGGCTCACGCAGCGCTCAGGAAGTTCGAGCAGCCGGATGAGCTCGGAGCATACGACCGCTGGGAGCTGAAGCTTCAAAACTCAGCCAAGAGCAACATCTGTGCGATGCTCAAAGAGTGGGCGGACCTGATCCTGTTCTGCAACTACGAGATCCACACCTACAAGACAGACGACGACAAGGTCAAGGCTTCAGGTGGCCAGCGCGTGATGTACACGAGTCATCACCCGAGCTGGGATGCAAAAAATCGACACGGACTCCCGGAGAAGGTCCCGATGAGCTTCAGCTCTATCGCGTCAATCTTCCCGGCAGTGATCGAACCGGCCAAGGTAGAACAGCCGAACATCGGCCCGACGGTACCGATCGAACCGGTCAAGGTTCAGGAAGCTCCGAAGGTTCTGGAAGACATCGAACTGCCGTTCGAGATCGAGGACGAACCGGCTGAGGACTTCACAGGAATCCCACAGGCACTGGTCGACCTCATCAAGGCGTCAGGCTTCACGATCGCACAGGTTGAACAGGCGGTGGTTCGTAAGGGCTACATGCCCGAAGGGATGCCGCTCAGGGATTACCCGAAGGACTTCGTCGAGGGCTGCCTGATCGGAGCATGGGACGCAGTCAAAGCAACAATAATTTAATAAATCGGAGGATATACACATGGACAACATGAACATCAACAACAACGACGGCTATGAGCTGGACTGGGACTCAGAGGTTGAGGCCAGCGAGTTCACACTTCTCCCGGCAGGGGTCTATCCCTTCCGCGTAATCAATTACGAGAGAGCAAGGCACAACGCCTCGGCAAATCTCCCGGCATGCGCTCAGGCGATCGTTCACATCGAGGTGGACGGCGGTCAGGCAGGCAAGAGGAAGATCGACCACAATCTGTTCCTGCACAGCAAGACACAGGGCTTCCTGAATGAGTTCTTCAAGGCTATCGGATGCCAGGACGTGAACGGCAAGATCAAGATGGACTGGAATCGAGTCGCAGGAGCAACAGGTCGCTGTGAGATCTACATCGACAAATACACAGGCAGAAACGGCGACCAGAGAGAGTCGAACAAAATCAAGAAGTTCATCCTGCCGGCTCAGGGAGTAGCAGGCACGGCACCGACAGCTCCACAGCAGACATGGGCACAGCCTGCACCTCAGGCACCTCAGGCACCTCAGGGATGGGCACCGGGAGCGTTCTAAGATGAAGCTGAGACCCTACCAAGAGACAGCGGTCGAGAAGGTCCACGGTGAGTGGGACGCAGGGCATCGCAAGACGCTCCTGGTCCTTCCGACCGGGACCGGTAAGACCATTACATTCGCCAAGGTGGCAGAGGATCAGGTCAGAGCTCAGGAGCGAGTTCTGATCCTCGCACACCGGGGCGAGCTTCTCGACCAGGCTGCAGAAAAAGTAAAGACCGCCACAGGTCTGAACTGCTCAGTCGAGAAGGCTGAACAGACCTGCCTCGGCAGATGGGAGAGGGTCACTGTCGGCTCGGTTCAGTCTCTGATGAGACCGAACAGACTCGAGAAGTTCCCGACCGACTACTTCGGGACGATCATCGTGGATGAGGCTCACCACATACTGTCGGAGGGGTATCTCCGAGTGATGGACCACTTCAAGGACAGCAAGGTCCTCGGAGTAACCGCCACACCCGACAGGGGTGACATGAGAAACCTCGGGCAGTTCTTCGAGACACTGGCGTTCGAGTACAAGCTGCCGCAGGCGATTCGGGACGGTTATCTCTGCCCGATCAAGGCACGGACGATCCCACTCAAGATCGACCTCAGCAAGGTCAAGATCCAGAGCGGTGACTTCTCGGCCGGTGACCTCGGCTCGGCACTGGATCCCTATCTGGAGCAGATCGCCACCGAGATGGAGAACTACTGCCACGACAGAAAGACGGTGGTCTTCCTTCCGCTAATCGCCACGAGTCAGAAGTTCAGGGACATCCTAAACGCTCACGGCTTCAAGGCAGCAGAGGTCAACGGTGAGAGTCAAGACCGAGCCGAGATCCTCAAGGACTTCGCCGAGAACCGCTACAACGTTCTCTGCAACTCGATGCTCCTCACGGAGGGCTGGGACTGCCCGGACGTGGACTGCATCATCGTGCTCAGGCCGACCAAGGTGAGAAGTCTCTACTGTCAGATGGTCGGAAGAGGCACGAGGATCAGCCCGAACAAGGACCATCTACTCCTGCTCGACTTCCTATGGCATACGGAACGCCACGAGCTCTGTCATCCTGCCTATCTCATCGCAGAGAACGAAGAGGTGGCCAAGAGGATGACCAAGGACATCGATGAGAGCGGAGAGGCGGTCAACATAGAAGAAGCCGAGGCACTGGCTCAGACGGAAGTCGTTCAGGACAGAGAAACAGCACTCGCGGAACAACTCGCAGCCTTGAGGAAGAAGAAGGCGCGGCTGGTGGATCCGCTCCAGTTCCAGATGAGCATCCTCGATGAGGACCTCATCAACTACATCCCGACCTTCGCGCACGAGATGGCACCGCCGACAGCAAAGCAGCTGTCATACATCGAGAAGATGGGGATCCTGCCGGACAAGGTACAGAACGCAGGACACGCCAACAAGATCATCAGCAAGCTGATGGCACGAGCGGACGCAGGTCTCGCGACACCCAAGCAGATCCGACAGCTGGAGTTCAGAGGCTTCCAGCATGTCGGTCAGTGGACAAAAGACCAAGCCACCGCGATGATCGCAAGGATTGCCAAGAACCACTGGCAGACCCCTTTCGACGTCAATCCGTCAACATATGAACCGAGGTAACACATGGACAAGAACGAACTATTAGAAGCGCTCGAAGCGGTCGACCCTTCCCTTCTGGACTACTCAGACTGGTGTCAGGTGGGCATGGCCCTCAAGCACGAAGGGCTCACGGCTCACGACTGGGAGAGCTGGTCAGCAAGAGACGTCGGCCGCTATCATCCCGGCGAGTGCTACAAGAAGTGGGACAGCTTCCAGGAAGCAACAGGCTCAATCGTGACAGCCGGCACCATCTTCAAGATGGCACACGATCAAGGATGGCAACACGAGCGAGACGAAGGTCACGAGCTCGCCTGGGACGATGAGGTCGCCGAGAAGGACGACCACAAAATCATCGACACCCGATGGATCGAGAACAAAGAGTTGAAGGATCCCGGCGAGTCGTGGGATCCGATCGCCGACCTCATCAAGTACATCGAGACCCTGTTCCAGATGGATGAATATGTGGGCACGGTGACCGCAGTCTATCAGAACGCGGAGACCGGGAAGTTCTTCCCGACTCAGGGCGACTACTCCCAGACCGCTGGTCAGATCCTGAAGAAGCTCAAGAAGACACGAGACCCGGGCTCAGCGATCGGAGACGTCAACGAGGCAGCCGGTGCCTGGATCCGCTTTAATCCGCTGGACGGCCAAGGCTGCAAAAACGCCAACGTGACCGACTTCCGTTATGCTCTGGTCGAGTCCGACACGATGGACATCGAGAGACAGAACGCCATCATCCGAGAGCTGGAGCTCCCGGTGGCCTGTCTGGTCCACTCAGGCAAGAAGAGCATCCACGCGATCGTGCACATCGATGCCGGATCCTACGAAGAATACAGGCAGCGCGTCGACTTCCTTTACAGTATCTGCAAAAAGAACGGTCTACAGATCGACACGCAGAACCGCAACCCTTCCAGACTGTCAAGGATGCCCGGAGTCATGAGGAACGGTCACAAGCAATATCTCATAGACACCAATATCGGCAAGAAGGACTGGCAGGAGTGGCGCGAGTGGATCGATGCGGTCAACGATGATCTGCCGGATGCGGAATCGCTCGAGACATTCTGGGACGATCTGCCGCCTCTGGCGGATCCTCTCATCGACGGAGTTCTCAGGCAGGGCCACAAGCTCCTGCTCGCGGGTCCCTCTAAAGCGGGGAAGTCGTTCGCGCTGATTGAACTCTGCATCGCGATCGCAGAGGGTAAGCAATGGCTCGGCTGGCAGTGTGCTCAGGGTCGAGTGCTCTATGTCAATCTCGAGCTCGACAGGGCGTCCTGCCTTCACAGGTTCAAGGATGTCTATCAGTCGCTCGGATGGAGACCCTCACACGTTCAGAATATCGACATCTGGAACCTGAGAGGTTCATCTATCCCGATGGACAAGCTGGCGCCCAAGCTCATCAGACGCGCCAACAAGAAGAACTACATCGCGGTTATCATCGACCCGATCTACAAGGTAATAACCGGAGATGAAAATTCAGCCGATCAAATGGCGCACTTCTGCAACCAGTTCGACAAGGTCTGCAGCTCTCTCGGATGTGCGGTCATATATTGCCACCATCACAGCAAGGGCGCACAAGGCGACAAGAGAGCCATCGACCGAGCATCAGGCTCGGGAGTCTTCGCAAGAGATCCGGACGCGCTTCTCGACATGGTCGAGTTGGAAGTCACCGAGGTGGTCGCTTCCAGATGGAAGCTTCAGGTCGAAGGTCAGGAAGTGGTCAAGTATCTCGACAAACACCTGCCGACATGGCGTGAGGACTATCACTTCACCAATACGACAGACGGCGCGCAGCTTCGAACCTTCGCCACGGAGATCCTCAGCTCCAGCGAGAAGGATGAGCTCTGGAAGACATTCGAACCGGCATGGCAGCGAGCACAGACTCAGACACCGTGGAGGATCGAGGGAACCCTCCGAGAGTTCCAAGGGTTCAAGCCGAAAAATCTCTGGTTCGATTATCCAATCCACATCCCCGACATCGGAGACACACTCCAGAAGGCTGAGGCCGAGGGCACTAAGACCTGGCAGAGGAAGCAGGAAGAGCAGAAGAAGAAAAAGGCCGACGAGAAGTTGGACAACCTCGAGATCGCGATCACCTCGATGGAGTCTCTGAAGGAAGCCCAGGGAGCTCCGTCGGAGGTGACCGTCAAAGAACTGGCCGAGTGGATGAGTCCCACAAGCGAGAAGACGATCAAGAACTGGATCAAGAAACATCCCCTATTTGAACTCGTAAACCAGAAGGACGAAAAGGGCCATCAGCTCCCCTCAATAGTACGGCGAAAAGTGTCCCAATAATGTCCGCTGGAAACGGGTGGAAAAAATCCATATATCTAAAGATATATGTATCGGAAGGAAGGGGGAGGGGATGTGTGCTCACCCCATGATGAGGCGTATAGCTTTCGCCTCCTCATCAGGGGGTCGCACTCCTCATCCCTAACGCGAGAAAGAAAAACGGAACGACAGGAGGATCCCGATGGACAAGATTGAATTTTATATGATCATGAACCCACCGACTGCCACGGCTCAGCAGAAGCAGTTCAACAGACAGACAGGTCAGGTCTACATGAAGACCGAGGCCGTGGCAGCACGTAAGACTCTGATGGCACATCTGGCAGAGCACAGACCCGAAGAACCCTTCAAGGGCCCGGTCAAGGTCGAGATCGGCTGGTGCTATCAAAACCCCAACAAGAAGAACGGAGAGTGGCACGAGAGCAAGCCGGACCTCGACAACCTCGAGAAAGACCTGCTGGACTGCATGACCAAGCTCAGGTTCTACGAGGACGACAAGCACATCGTCTACAAGACCAGCTGGAAGAGATGGGTGACCGACATCCCGGGGATATTCATCAAGATCCAGGAAGCAGAGGAGGTGACAGCATGAGGAACACGATGAAGGTCTACGTGGCCGGGAAGATCACAGGCAACCCGAACTATCAGGAAGACTTTGCAGCCGGATCCATCGCAGCGCTGGACAAGCTGCACCTCACATATGGGCATCAACTGCCGATCACTATGATGATCCCCAGCAGAGAACCGGAAGGGCTCAGCCGTGAGCACTATATGAGGATAGCCTTCGACAGGGTCTGCGAGGCTGATGTGGTCGCCTTTCTTCCGAACTATCAGGACAGCGATGGCGCACTACTCGAGGAAGGCTTCGCCAATTATATCGGCAAGGCCACGATGTATCTCACAGAGGAAGAAGTGGAAGCAGTAAGAAGGGAGACACAAGCATGAGCGACACGATCAAGATCAAGTACAAGAAACCACAGATCATTCAGGTCAACGACAGGGTCAAGCTTTACCCCTGCGATGGTCTCGCCTGTAAAAGAGCATGCGCCAAGACCATGACGGTCTCAGAGTGGGAGCAGTACGAGTGCCACCACACAACAGATCCGGAACACGCAGCGAGTCGCTTCGATGCACCGCACAACATTCAGGTAGCCGAGGCACTCGGACTCAGGGAGGCGAAAGATGCAGAACGTTGACGAAAAAAGATGGTGGTCACTCGTGGAGGATGCCAAGAAGAAGACAGGATCCAAGACTTTGCCGGAACTCGCGATAAAGCTCGGCTATGCTCCCAGCTACTTCCAGCAGCTCAAGGTCAGAGGCAACGATCCCAAGACCGACATGATCCGGACGCTCTGTCTCAAGACCAACACTTCAGCCGACTGGCTTCTGGGACTCACTAACATCAGAGAGAGAAGGTGGGGATGGTGACAGACAGACAGAAGTGGGCGGATGAATGGCTCAACCGGAATTACATCGAGTGGAAGGAAGTCGAAGCGCTCAAGCTCAGGCTGGAGCTGTCCGAGTCGATGCTCAGCAACGGAGTCAGCCGACTTTCACGGCCGGAAGTCCAGCAGGATCACGTGGGCAACACACAGGAGATCAAGCAGGTCGAGAGTTCCTACCTCAGAGAAGTGGTCGAGAACAGGATGAGGTCACTCGATACCGGAGACGCTCAGACTATCGAGGTGATCGGAAGGATCCCGGACGCAGAGCTCAGAATGATCCTGCTCCGTCGGTATATCTACCGATGGAGCTGGCGACAGGTAGCTCATGAGCTGGCCTATGATCGCAAGACTGTTTACATCAAGAAGAACAAAGCACTCGACATGGTCGCGACCTATTTGTCGGCCAAGATGTAAAACATTCCCCACAATTCCCCATTTATTTATGTTATTTTGAGATCAGTGAATCCATCCTGTGATCCACGGTTCGAGCAAGGTCACTGCTATAATTTAGCGGCGGCCTTGTTTCATTCCGGGAGCACTCGACAACAAAACTGCTGAACCGAAAACCCCAAGTTCATAATATCTCCGATCGAAAATGAATTTTTACAAAACACATCGCTGGGAGGCATTGCGGTCCTCCATATTACGACGCGACTCGTACAGGTGCAGGAACTGCGCACGGTACGGAAGATTTAGGACAGGCAACGTCGTTCATCACATCCTCCCACGTGAATACTTCCCGGAGCTGCAGGTCACAGGATGGAACCTCATCACTCTCTGCCAGGACTGTCACAACAAGATGCA